AGGTAAATGTTTGAAGATTTCATGAGAACGGCCTGCAAAAGAGCGGGCCAAATTTAGCGCGGTATGGTATTAACGGCGTTCGATTCGCCGCCGCGCTGCGACTGAAGTTGGTTATACACATTTGCTCCGCCGGAACAAACGAGTTTCGGCGGGCTTTTAAAAACGAAACAAAACAATGGTAAAAGAAACAAGCATCGAAGCCTATTACGGGCCAGCACCGGACAAAGAAACGATCCGGCGCAAAGTAGCACAGTTCATTCTCCAGAAAACGCGCGAAGGCAAACCATGCACCCGAGGCATGGTTGAGCGCGAAACCGGAATCCGGATTTCCACCGTTTGCGGCCGCGTCAAAGAACTTGAAGAAGAAGGTATCACGCTGTTTGGCGTTGAATACCGGCTGCACATCCTGCAGAACCGCCAAATTGATCCGGTGACACGCAAAAGCGTGGAAGCCTTTGCATTAATTCAAAAACCTGCATCCAATGAACAAGCCACAACCACCGAGTAACGCAAAAGAAATAAACCCCGTAAGGCTCAAATACACCTGCGATTCGTGCCACGTTCATACTGGCACCATCCACGCATTCCGAAATGAGAACCCGCCAAAACTTAGTATCCGGGTTACGAACGCTCGGATCAATCGGCCGGATATACGAGTTTGCACAAGCTGCTTTTTTGCTTACAGACATACTATGCATGCGCATGGATGGAAGTTTGAAGGCACTCGAAAGTGGTACAATGCGACTGAGATAAAATTTGAAGATTTTGAACTATAAAACTTAACAACTTAATTACTTAATTATTATCAATTATGTTCACCGAAATCATTACGATCACGCCCGAAATGGCTAAAGAATGGCTGACCACCAACATTAAAAACAACCGCCCGATCAAAAGAGCCAAAGAATACGCCGAAGATATGAAGGCCGGAAAATGGAGGCTTACGCACCAAGGCATAGCCTTTAACGAAGAAGGCACTTTGATCGACGGCCAAAACCGCCTTACCGCTATTGTAATGGCTAACATACCTGTTACCATGTCAGTAGCGTTCGATTGCCCTGCAGATTCATTCGAAGTATTGGATATTGGCCGCGCGCGAACTTTGGGCGATTATCTCAAAACCCAAAATTACAAAAACTACAATACGCTTGGAGGCTTGGTAAAAAGGATTCAGTCGTATGAAAAAGGTCATAATTCATTGTTAAATGTTAATAGTTCAGGTCATGGCTTGTCAGCCGAAACGCGCTTAAACCAAATAGAGTTTTTTGAAGCAAACAAAGAAAATCTTATTGAATGCACTCTTTACGGAAATATGGTTTACCAAAAATCAACAGCTCGATTAATGTCGCCCGGTGATATTGGTTTATTGTATTGGGTATTTGGTATGACGCCGGAAGCCAATGAATTTATTATCCGTATCTCCACGGGGATAAATTTGCAGCCCGACACCAGCGCATTTTGCATGCGCAAGATTTTGGAGGAGGTCAAAAATCAAATCAAATACCACACATCCTCCGAACTTGTAGGCTATTGGAAATTGGCATGGGCAAAGCGTAACGTTCCAACAAAAATACTGCAACTGAAAAAAGTATAAGGTATGAAATACGATCCATTCACAACCCGCCCCAAACGCACCATCCGAAAACAAAAGCCTAAAGCCGCATCCGGAAAAAAGGCTTATTTGGCCGCTGAAAAGTTGATCAAAAATGCCATAAATGACGGCGAAATGTTTTAACTTTGTGGTGCCGAATGAGGCAGCCGGGCTGGTAATCCGGTTTAACGCTATCACTTCAAAATAAAAAACGCCTGTAACGGGCGGGCATTGCGTGTTGATAGCAGCGCATAGGCATACCAAAGCCGCCCACCGTTACAGGCGTTTTTTTATGTCAAAATATGGAAAACAAGCCATCCTATTACGCCATTATTCCGGCCGATGTTCGGTACAACGCGGATATTCCCGACGGCGCAAAACTGCTATACGGCGAAATCACAGCGCTAACAAATGCACAGGGCTACTGTTGGGCTTCAAACGCTTACTTCGCCCGCTTGTATAGTTGCTCGGTGGATACGATCAGCCGGTGGGTAAAAGCGCTGGTAGATGCAGGATATATCCGCACTCAAATAGACCGCGAAAATGGCAATGAACGCCGCATATATTTGGAAGTGGCTATCCGCAAAAATGCCGATACCCTATCCGCAAAAATGCCGATACCCTATCCGCAAAAATGCCGAGATAATAATACAGTTAATATTACACCTAATATAAATAGCGCATTCGCGCATTTTGAAAACAAAAACCTTCAACCTACAAACCAAAAAAGCCAAACTTTCACTTCACCGGGGCCGGGCGCGCCGGTGTTTGATCCGGCCGGATGGACCAGTCCAGACGCCGCAAAGGAAGCCATAGATATGTGGCTGGAGTACAAATACGCTGAAAAGCGATTCAGATACAAAACTCAAAAGTCCTTCGACATAGCCGCATCCGGCTGGCTAAAAATTTCCGGTGCCGACGGCCGCAAACTATTGGAGATGGTTAAGCACTCGATAGCAAACGGATGGAGCGGGCTATTTTTGTTGGCCGGTGAAAAGCGGGCAAAGAATGCAGGACTTGTTGGCTATGATAATAACAGAGATGACTTCAAGCAAAAGCAACCGTTTTAATAAAAATTAAACAATTTATCCATGACTTATTTAGAGTTTTTAGAATCAAAAAGGCACAGGGCGGAAAATTTCGGTATTGATGTAAAATGGATGCCGGATGGCATGTTTGACTATCAAAGATACGTTACCGAGTATGCCGTAAAAAAAGGTCGTTGTGCTGTGTTCTTAGATACTGGACTGGGAAAAACCCTGATTGAAATTACCATTGCGGTAAATTATTTGCGGCATACCAATAAACCAGTGCTAATAATCACGCCGCTGGCAGTTGCTTTTCAATTTATTAAGGAGGCTGAAAAGTTCGGGATCAGCGATATTGAATATAGCAAAGACGGGAAATACAAATCAAAAATCGTAGTCTGCAATTATGAGCGACTTGACAAATTTAAAAGTTCGGAGTTCGATTGCGTGATTTTAGATGAAAGTTCGATACTCAAGAACTTTGACGGCGCTATTAAACAAGATGTAACCACGTTTTTGAAAAAAATTAAATATCGATTTCTTTTTACGGCAACACCGTCCCCAAATGATTATATTGAACTTGGAACAAGCGCCGAGGCACTGGGTTACATGGGTTACATGGATATGCTCAGCAAGTTTTTTGCAAACAATGACAATAATATCCGGCCGCATGAAATCGGCACGAAGTGGTATTTGAAGCCGCATGCAAAAGAATCGTTTTTTATGTGGGTACGCAGCTGGTCAATTTCGATGAAAACGCCTTCCGATTTTGGATTTTCAGACGAAAAGCATGTTTTGCCAAAATTGATCCAAAATTATCACTCGGTAAAAAACGATAAAAACTGGGTAGTTAACGGCCAAATAATGATGTTTAGTATTGTCGCCCAAAGGATGACCGAGGTAAGGGAGGAACAAAAAATGACGATTGAAAATAGAGTTGAAAAGGCGATTGAACTGGCACAGGATCACGAATGCTCGGTGTACTGGTGTAACTTTAACGATGAAGGCGATTTATTGCAGGAGATTGACAAATCGGCGTATCAGATTAAGGGCAGTATGGATATTGACAAAAAAGAAGAACTGCTTTTGGGTTTTTTCAAAGGTGAAATTAAAAAGCTGATAACTAAACCTAAAATGACCGCTTTTGGCTTGAACTGGCAGCACTGCAATCACACGGTATATTTTCCAACCTTTTCGTACGAACAATATTATCAGGCGGTTCGCAGGTTTTACAGATTCGGACAAAAACGTGATGTGACGGTTGATTTAGTTTATAGCGACGGACAAAAGCGAGTATTGGACGCGTTGCTGCAAAAAACAGAACGCGCAAAAGAACTTTTTGCAATACTAAACAGCAACCTAAATACCAATTTTGAAAACAAAACAAAATCATTCGACAAACAAATAACATTGCCTAATTTTTTACAACATGATTAAGGAACAACACACTACCAACGACTACGCAATTTATAACTCAGATTGCATGTACGTCCTGCCAACTTTGCCAAATAATTCGATTGACTTGTCAATTTATAGCCCACCATTTGCCGGGCTCTATAATTACAGCAGTCACGAGAACGATTTTTCCAACTGCGAAAGCAAAGATCAATTTTTGCAGCAGTATGATTTTCTTGTTGCTGAACTTGCACGAGTAACGAAGCCGGGGCGTATTAATGCTGTCCATTGTATGGACATTTGCGAAAACACCACAAAAAATATCCTTTTTGATTTTCCGCATGAAATCATTAAAATTTATCTAAAACACGGTTTTACATACCGCAGTCGAATTACGATATGGAAGGAGCCACTAAAGGTAAGAATGCGTACCATGATCAAAACTTTAACTCATAAACAGGTTGTTGAGGATAGTTGTAGTTGTTTTACCGCTTTGCCTGACTATCTTTTAGTTTTTGTAAAAGGCGGCGAAAATAGAGTTCCGGTATCACATCCACATGGAATAACTCATTATGCTGGCAGCGTTCCGTTGTTGCCAGAAATGCAAGATCAGTACGGTAAATACGAAGACTTGAAAAAAAAGTATGCCGGTTGGTCCGATCCAAGAACAAACAAACTAGCTCACGTTCACTGGCAGCGTTATGCATCGGCCGTTTGGGATGATATTCGTATTGATAACGTTTTGCCTTTTAAGGACAGCCGCGAGGATGATGATGAAAAGCATGTACACCCGCTTCAACTGGATGTTATTGATCGCATCGTTGACCTTTACAGTAATCCAGGCGAAGTTATTTTAACGCCTTTTATGGGTGTTGGATCGGAGGTTTACGCGCCAGTAAGTATGGGTAGAAAAGCAATCGGAATCGAACTCAAAGAAAGTTACTACAAACAGGCTGTTTTAAATTTGCAAGAGGCCGAAAAAAGATTTCAAAAAACTAAACAAGCTGAGTTATTTTAATGGAAAACTTAGAAAAAATCCGGCAACTTGAAGAAGAGTTTGCAAAACGCCACGAACGCCGCTTCACCCGATCACTCGAAGCCGAGCAGGCCGAAATCGAATATTGGAAAAAGGTATTTAGCAAACCCGCCAAATTGCCGCCTCCATTTTTTACCCGCGAATTTGGCCAGCCGATGACCTTTGAGCAAGCTCGCGAAGCCTTTTTTGAAATACTGAAAATCCGTGGCAACCAAATAAGGCATATAGATCGTGATCCAAACTTTACATGGAAGTTTGATGAAACCGAAAAGCACACAATCCGCAATATGCTTAAGTATTTCATTAACGACCCAACGTGCGAATATCCACTAACCAAAGGGCTGTTTATATTTGGGCGCAACGGAAGCGGCAAAACGGAAATGATGCAGGCTTTTGAACGCTTTTGTTTCACTCACAATTTGGAAAAAACGTTTGTGTTCACTTCCATGTCAGGCGAATACACGAAAACCAAAGCAGATGGCGAATATGACCCGGTGATGCTAAACAGCCGTTATGACCGCTGTTTCGATGAGTTCGGCCGCTACACCGGGCCGGTGAAACGATTTGGGGATGATTTGGATATAAACGAAGCCATTATTGAAGCCAGATACGATCGGCACCGGCGCTACGGACAAATAACGCACTTCATTGCAAACATGACGCCATCCGAGGCAGAGAGAACCTTTACGCCGATGATCTTTGACCGCCTCCGCTCCATGTGTATATCCATCGAATTTATAGGACAATCAAAACGCAAATAACATGAACGAGAAATTTAAGCCGCCGCAAGTGCTGGACTTTATTAAGCATAATCTCAAAGGCCAACCCGAACTAAAGCGCAATGCGCTTACAGAAGCCTTGCAAGCCTTTGAGCAGGGACGCGAAGTAAATCCGGAATTTTTGCCCGCTACTTACCGCCGTGATTTTATTAAGGCCTGGGAAAACGACCGCGTGATTTGGGAAAACCGAAACAAAGAGTTTTTCGTGCCAAAGAGTTGCTACAACTGGATCACCGGATACAAAGAACAAAGTAACTTCTTTGTGAACCGGGATCCGCGTGATGCACGAATTAAAATTTACAAAAAAAAGGATTGAAATCATGAAACAGGAACAAATCAATTACCCTTGGGAATTTTGCCCACCTGGCTACAGTTACGCTGCGATAGACAAATCCGGGGAAGCCTTTTGGTACAGGGTAAAGCCTACCAGAGTTGTAAACCAATGGGCTGTAATGACTGAAGATTTAGAAATCTGTTATTTGTATCTTGGATTTTTAAACAATCCACCCAAAAACTTTCAATGGAAAAAATCACTACAAAAAAGACCCAACACATGATTATCGCATTCACCGGCCAGCCGGGAGCCGGAAAAACAACCGCCGCACAAATCATACAAGCGGAACTTGGAAAGCGCGCCGTAATTATTTCCTTTGCTGATCCGGTGTACCACATCTTGCAGACGATTTACACCGGATACGAAGTTCATTTTGAACTCGTAAAAATGGGCAAAATGGAACTAAAAAGCGCGCTGCCTGACAAATACGGGAACACGCCACGCGACTTATTACGGCTAATAGGCGATTTCGGCCGCTCTAAAATCCACGCCGATATTTGGGTGGACTTAGCCATGAAAGAGATTGATAAATACCGTGATCGGGCCGTTGTGGTAATTGATGACCTTCGATTCCCAAACGAACTATACGCTTTGATGGATCGGGGCGCAAAAATCCGCGAAATTGTGCGGCCGGGGCTTGGAAGATCGGATCACTTTTCTGATAACGCGCTTGGTGGTCACCATCACCAACAAATCCTTAATACGAACTTTTCCGAACTGCAACAGCAGGTATTGGATATAATTTACGAATAATTCATTTTTTCACCTAAATTTGCATCACAATGCTAACAGGAGCCTACCCGAAAGTATTAGACCTGCTTTTGATCGTAATATTGGCCTTCATGATTTTACGATTTTGCGCCAAAGTTGAGCAGGCCAAAGAAAGAAACCCGCACCGTTAACCGGCGAAACAACAAACCCGCCGCTGCATGGAAATCAAAAAACTAAAGTCTTATTCGCACGAATTTCGTGTAAAGTATGTAAGAAAGCCGGATTGGGAGTTTAGAGCGCTGCTATTATCGGATTTGCACATCGACAATCCTAAATGCAATCGAGAACTCCTGATC